CACAGGCTCGGCAACAGGCCTGCGATTATCAACCACCACGGGCTTAGGCACCTGGACTGCAGGCGCCACGTCCGGATTTTCCACTTTCGGGGAAGGAACCGGCTTGGTGGCCTCGACCAGGTCACGCACTGCCTCACCCAAAGCCGGTGCCGGCGATGCCGGCACAGGCTTGGCAACAGGCCCGCGATTATCAACCACCACGGGCTTAGGCATCTGGACTGCAAGCGCCACGTCCGGCTTGTCCACTTTCGGTGAAGGCACCGGCTTGGTGGCCTCGACCAGGTCACGCACCGCCTCACCCAAAGCCGGCTTGGCAACAGGCCCGCGATTATCAACCACGACGGGCTTAGGCACCTGGACTGCAGGCGCCACGACCGGCTTGTCCACCTTCGGTGAAGGCACCGGCTTGGTGGTCTCGACCAAATCACGTACCGCCTCACCCAATTCCGGCACGGGCGATACGGGAACAGACTTGACGACAGGCTCGCGACGATCGACAAGCACTGGAGGCTGCTGTGCCGGTTCTGACGCCACCGGGAGCGGCACCGATGGCTCACCCTTGCCCTCCACGCGCTCCTGCGCAGGTTGCAGCGTGGCGCTTAACGCTTCTCTCGGTGCCGTTGGGTTTTCCGACTCGGCCTTGGTTTCGGGTGACTCATCACCGAACCAACGCTTGCCCAACCAACCGCCCAGCGATTGACCACCCAGGCCACCTAATACGGCCCCTACAGCCCCCCCAACAGCAGTACCGATGACGGGCACTACGGAACCAATAGCAGCGCCGGCCGCAGCACCGGCTAAGGTACCTGCAAGACTGCCTGCAGCGCCACCGTACCCCTCAGCCTTCTCATCCTGAGATTTGGCATTGATTGCCACATCGATCGCGGCCGCACCGGCATCGACAACGTTGCCACCAGGGAGCCGCTTGGCGAGTCGAGTAATCCCTCGCACCGAGCGCGCCACTTTGCCGAGCTCATCCCCGACGGTCGGGGCCGAAGGAGCTGCGAGCAGACGTTGCGGCCTGACCATAGCAGCCTGGGGCGCCTCGACTTTCGCAACGGGCCGGGCCGTAGTGCCCTGTTTCGCCGCACGTCTACGCTCCCGGCGGCGACTTCTACGACTGCCTCCGCTAGGCGGCGCTGCCGGGGAACTATTTGCAACACGACTGCCGATCCCTCCGATGGCATCGGCGTTAACCACAAATACACGCTGCGTGTCGCCGCCGCCCGTTACCGGGTCATTGGCCGATGCCGGCTCACTCGCACGGGAAGAAAACACCTTGCCTAGCAGGCCAAGCCCGGTGTCGACCACCTTGCTGCCCGTCTTGGGCAGCTCAATGGGCGCACGATCGCTGCGCCCCACTCGACCGGCCAGCCCCTCCAGGCCTCGACCGCGTGCGATGTTGAACACGCCTCGACCGATTTTCACCGCGCTAGATGCGGTCATGAACGCCAGGACCGCTGCCGTAACGCCTCCAACGCCGAGGACAAGCGATGGGAAGCTTTCCGACAATGAGGTGATGCCACGAGCAACCGACGTCAGCCCCTTAGCGGCTAGGTCGGTGGCCGGGCGGATGGCATCGCCAATGCTGCGCATGGCGTCGTCAGCCGCCTGGACCGTCTCAGCCCACTGCTGCGCTGAGGTTTCGCGGCGCTCAGCCAGGTTCTTGTCGAGGATGCCCGAAGCCTTCTTGGAGTCGGCTTTCAACTCCTCGTACAAACCCCGGTTTTGCCCATAGGCAGTGAGAGCCGCCTTGACCTGCATGTCAGCGAAGATATCGCCGGTGCGCAGGGTCTTCTCCAGGGCCTCCAGCGCTGCCTTGGCTTTCTCCGGGTCGACTTCCTTGTCGATCTTAGCCTGGGCATCCTTGATCTTTTTGGCCTTCGCCGGGTCGGTCGCCTCGACGTATTTCATAGCCAAGGCCATGGACGCCTCAATGACGTTCATGCCCTTCTGCAGACCAGTGTTCAGCGAGGCCTGATAATCAATGCCTACATCGCTGTAGGCTTTTTTGATATCGCCAGCGCCGATCTTCTCCATCCAGTTCTTGAAGTTATTCGCCGCCTCGTCCGAACTACCGGCGGTCTTCATCTGGACCTGCAGCATGGAGCCCAGCGAGGTCACCGCATCCAGGCCGGTGATACCGTTTTTCTCCATGCCGGCCAGCAGTTGCGGGAACCACTTGGCCATGTCGCTGGCTTCGAAGCTGCCCGCCTGGCCTTGGTAGGCAATCGCCTCCAGTGCCTGTTGCATGACCTTCGGATCACTGATCTTGGCGTTTTGCTCCAGCGCCTGGATCATTGATGCCGTATCGACACCCGAGGCACCCTGGCCAATGGCGAACTTGGCCGCCACCGGCGCATACGACAGCGCCTTGTCCAGTTCCATGCCGGCACCGACCAGCTGGTTGACCAGGTCGGCCACGTCATTGCGCGCCATGCCGGTGTCTTTGGACGTGTCGATCACCGTCCGGTTAAGCTGCTGTTCCTGCGGCTTATTGACGATATCGGCCTTGATCGCAATGTCACGAATGATCGCCTGATAGTTCGCACTGATCATCGTCGGCACAGCGGCGGCGCCGGTAGCCACTACAGCCTTGCCGATGTTCGACTTGAGCGATTCCTTGCCTGCCTGCAACTGCTGGTGACCCTTTAGCTGCAGGTCAGCCGCCCTGGCCTCTCGGCCTAGACGCTGATACTCCCGACTGAGGCGGCCGACCTCGACGCCCTGCTTGCGCAAGGCATCCAGATTACTGTCCAGCTTGCGTAGCAGCTTGTCAGCACCGGCGGTGCCACTGTCATGCGCGCGCTTCCATTCCTCGCGCAGCTTGATGGTTTCGCCAATGGTACTTTTCAGCACCTTGGCTTTGTTGCCCTTGGCCTCCAGCTTCTCGATGCCGCTTTCGACCGTTTTGAATGCGGCGCCGACCGATGAGGCGACGGCGCCCCCGATCACCAGCGATAGCGCTAGCCTGCTTGCCATCGGTGCCTCCTATTGCGAGCTCAATCTGTGAGCCACCAGACCATGTCCGCATAGGACATGGTCATGATTTCCTCAGGCGAGAAATTCAGTTCAGCAGCAAGCCGTTTGGCGGCTTGCTTCTGCACGGCAGGATCAAAACTCGTCGTCTCGCACCAGAAAGGTGTAACCCGTCGCTACCCGGTTGTAATCCTTGTACGCCAGGCCTTCCAGGTCCCTGACGCCAACCTCGGCCAGCGAGGCGAACAGGTTCAGCTCGCGCTGCTCGTCGTCGCCGTCCGCAGTCCGGGTCGAGTTGCGGATATCGCGCACGGTTGGAGCACGCAGGGTGATGTTGTCGCATTTGATGCCGTTCAGCTCGACCGGCTTGGACAAGGCAATGGTGACGCTTTCAGCGGTCAGGGTAATGAACTTCGGCAGCGGCTTGCTCATGGTTTTGTATCCTTGATTTGGAAGATTGAGTGGAGTGATTAGGAATCAAGACAGGCCAAGGTCGCGGCGCTGGCTAGCCAGCTGGTCGACGCCGTTGATCACACGGGTCATGCCAACCGGGTCGATCTCGTAAATGACCTCGCCGCCGACTTCGAGCTTGTAGTAGGTCACGGCAATGGCGTGCTTGAGTTCGGCCTTGTCGCCGGCCTTCCAGTCACCCATGTCGATCTCTTTGAGCGTGCCGCGCAAGGTAACGATGACCGGCTTGGTTTCACCCTTCTGGATCTTGTAGGTGCCACGGAACACACCGTTGAAAGCATTACCGTCGGCCAGGCCGAAAAACTTCAGCGATTCCTTGCGCTGGCCGGTGGTGGTGAAGTTGGCTTCCATCTTCTCCATGCCCATGTCCAGCTCGATGGGGATATCCATCCCGCCGGCACGGTGCTCCTCGGTCTTGAGCGTGAGCTTGGGCAGGGTCAGGTTGGGGACGTCGCCGTTAAAGCTGATGCCATCCACGAACAGGTTCAGGTTGGCCAGTGTTTCGGGAATCATTGCCATGTGATGCGCTCCTTAGGCGGCTTGGTCGAGGACTTCGGTCAACCACTGGTTGGTGATTTCGACGCGGAAATTGGGGTTTTCAGCCGGCGGAACGTCGGTAAAGCGGATGTTCCAATACACCTTGCCCTGCTCCAGCGCGCTGACTGTGTTGAGGGCCTGGTCGGCGTAGACTTCAAAGTTGATGATTGCGCCCTGGGCTTTCAGGTCGCGCATGAAGGACTGCAGGCCCTCGGTTACGTCGCGGACGTAGGTCGAGGTGATCGCGCGGTCAACCGCCCACTTGTGGCCGTACAGAATCGCGTCCATGACCATGTCCATGGTCCGCACGCGAGTGACAAACGCCCACTTGGTATCGCTCGACAGCGTGCGGTTGCCCCACAGGCGGAAACCGTCGTCGCGGATGATGGTCGCGATATTGGCGTTGTTGAGCAGATTGGCCCGGCAGGTCTCGTCGCCGTCCAGGTACTCGATGGCGCGGCCGGTACCGGTGATGCCGACGAACTCCTTGTTCGATGGCGAGGCCCAGAAACCGTATTCGCTGTCGGTGTAGGCAAACACGCCAGCGGCCCAGGCCGACGCCGGTGCATCGACAGTCGCATTGGCCGTGCTGTCCCACTGCTGCACACCCGGATCGACCATGTACAGACGCTTGGAGCCGAACAGCTTGGCATAGGTAGTAGCCGCCTCGTCGGTGGTACCAGGCCCGTCGATGATGGCGATAGCACGCAGCTTGGCCGCAATCGAATCCATGGCAGTGGCCACCGCCTGGGTCGCGCTGTGCTTGGGCGCCACGATGATGCGCGGCTGGGCGTTGAAACGGCTCTTGCCGTCGAGCAGCGCCTGCAGCCCGGTACGCCTGCCATTGGCCTGCACTCCACCAATGATCGCCGAGGTCTGTGCTGCAGCGTCGGCGCCCTTGGCCACACCGGTGGCGACAATGACCGCCTTGGAGCGAGCATAGATAGCCTGGCAGGCCTTGGTGATAGCAGCCGTTGCGCCAAAGGCGGCAATCGCCTCGTTCTCGCTGGTGATCAACACCACGTCACCGACCTTGGCCGACACGTTCGCGCCCTCGGTAAAGGTGTCCACCAAGCCAATGATCGAGGACGACGGCAGCGAGAGATTGCGCGCGCCGGCGTCGATGTTCGTTACGGTAACGCCGTGAAAGAAGTTTGCAGCCATTTGAAACTCCAGAATGCACAGGGCCGCGTCATGCGCGGCCCGAGGATGGGAGAAATGAAACCGTCAGCGCTGCAGGATCTGCAGCACCTGGACCAGCAGCGCCACGATCAGGCAGGCCACCAGGGGATAGAGGAAGTCGAGGCGCCCGTCAGGCGTCCATCGCCAGATACGCAGGCCGTCGTACCAGCGCAGATTGGCCAGGTGCACCGACTCGGCGTGCGCCAGGTTGCGCTCGCCTTGGGTGTACTCGCGGCCAGCGAAAAAGAAGATGCCGGCAGCGGCGCCGGCCCAGTGGCCAGCCGGTACGCCCAGCAGGGCCAGGCCGCCCCACAGGACAGCCATGATCAGCAACGCCGCAAGGACATGCTCAAGGTGGGTTCGGTTCATACGTGCCCTCCAGGCACAAAAAAAGCCGCATGGCGGCCTTGGGTGGTCAGTGGATTAAGGAGGTGTCAGACGGGACCGTCGACGCCGTCAATGCTGGCTTGGATGGTGGCAATGGCCTCGTCGACGATGGCTTCCATGGCGACATGGCTAGGCGCCTTGAGCAGGTCCTGCTTGCCCTTGAGGCGTGCGGCACGGATCGCGTACAGGGCCAACTGCCAGGCCTGCGCCTTGGCCAGAATGCTCTCGGTGGCGGCCTGGGCGTCGAGGTCGGCGGCATCCATCCAGGCCTGCACACTGGGCGGGGCCTCGCCAGTGTAGTTGGCTTGGGCAAATGCCTCGGCCTCCGTGGCGGCGGTCTGGTGCTCCAGGGCGCGCAGGGTATCGCCGGTAAGAACACGGCGCGCCGCATCCGCAGCCTGGTCGACCTGCTCGCTTGCGGCCACCCGCGCGGCGCCGAGAGGTAAGGCAGCGAAGTCGAAGCCAACATACTGCTGGCCGTTGTAGATGACGTTGATTTCAGCGGTTTTCATGAGGGGTCCTTACAGGGTGGCCAGGTTGGTGAGAATACGGGTTAGCGTCTTGACGTCAGTGCCGGCGGCGATACCGTCGATATAGCGGCCAGCGAAGTCGCTCGGGAAACTCACGGCGCCGCAGCCCAGGGCAACGCACGACGACGGCGCACTGACGAGGTAGCCCACGAAGTCGGCGGCCTTCTGCACGGTTACGGCGTTCATCTGAATACCCATCAGCGGCGGCACCGAGAAACTGCCGTAGGTACGCAGGAAGCTGTTCATGCGGTTAGACACCACGGTCGGGGTAACACCCGCCGGCGATGGCAGGGAAATAGTCAGGCCGCGCAACTCGATGTTGGAGGCTTGCCGCTGCAGCGCGAAGCCTCCAAGGCGGGTTTCCAGTGGGCTTTGAGGGTTGGCTGAGTCGGACAGCTGCTGGAAGTACTTGGCGCGCAGGACCTCGACGCCAGTCGCGCCGCTAACCACCACCACCGCGCAGGTGCAGTTGACCTGACGATTCAGGTCGTAGTCCTTGAGCAGGTACATGTTGCACAGCCCCGACGACGGGGTCGCCGCAATGGCACGCTCGATGGTCTTGAACGGTGCGGCCAGGGTGCCCGCGTTGGTGTCCAGACCGATCACCGGGTCAACGTACCAGTCGCGGGTGGTTTCAGGGACGGCGGCGATAGCGGCGTTTACGGCCGACTCAATGCCGGCCTTCTTGGTGTTGAAGTAGTTCAGCAGCGCGCGGGCTTCGGTGGTCAGGTTGGCTACTTCGGATTCGAGACTCATGGGGTTTTAAGCTCCGTGGATTTGTGTAACGACTAGGGTCTGCAGCGCAATAGTGGCTGCAGCATTGGATACGATTGCGCTCAGCAAGCCCTCGCGGTCAGCGTCTTGACGCTGCTCGGCGGCCCTCATGCGCAGCAACAGGTGGGCGATCTGTTCGCCAGCAATGCGCTGCAGCTCAGCCTCAGCGTCGGCCGCATCCTGCTGTTTCAGGGCGCGCAGCTGCTCCGCAAGCAAGGTCGCGCCCTGGGTGGCATTCAGCTCGGCGAACATCTCGCGGTCGGCATCCTGGCGCCGTTCGGCGGCCTTCATGCGCGGCGCCAGGTCGTTGATCTGCTCGCCGGCAATGCGCAGCTTTTCCGCCGCCTGCTCAATCGCGTCACCGCGTTTCAAGCCGCGCAACTGCTCAGCGATCAAGGCCGCCGCCTCAGCGGCCAGCGGCTCGGCAAGGCTCAGGCTCAAGCCCGCCTCACCGCTGACGATGGTCACGCTATTGGCCGGCAGCGCAGCCAGCGACAGGTCGTAGGCCAGCAGCACGTCGGTATTGGCTGACTTGTAGGTCAACGCCTCGGTGGGGTGCGACCAGACCGCCAGCAACGTGCCGTCGCTCAGCAGAAAGCCGACCTCACGCACCCAGAATGCCCGCGTGCCATCGGCCAGCGCGGTCAGGTGCAACAGCGTGCTGCTCAGGCGCTCGCCACCGCTGATAGGGTATTTGGCCACCTGGTTGACCAGGCTTTTCTGCCCGTCGTCGGGTGTATATCCCGTGCTGCCCAGGGCGATATGGGTGATCTGCGCCGCGATACCGGTGTTGTCGGCGCGCAGGATGGCCGCAAGGCCCGCCTTGGTGATCACAGGTTGTAACGGTGTACTCATTGCACAGCCTCCATCAGCACCCGCAGCACTGCCCGCGCACGGGTAGCACAGGCGACCTGCAGGCCCGATTCAGCATTGATGGGGATGCCCTGCGCCTCGGCATAGAGCCGAGACAGGCACCGCGTATTGGCGGCATTGGCCAGCAACAGGCTTTGCTGGCAGAGCGGCATGGGTACCGGCTGGGCCTCGACCAGGCGCCGCTGCAGCGCTCGGCCCCGCGAGGCGTTGGCCAGCAACAAACCGCCATCGAAGCGCGCCCCCAGGCGAAAGTCGTAGTGGCTGCGCTCGTTCTTCGCCGCGTCGATCAGGGCACGCAAGCGCTCCCCCAACTGCGGCGAGATAATCGAGCCCTCCCCCTCGCGATTCTCGTTCGCCCAGGCCGTAACCTGAAACGTGTACGGGGCTGCGTTCGGGATCTGGTGCCACTCCTTGAAATCCGCGTTGACCCGCACGGCCTTGAGCACCCGCCGGATCGCGCCGACGGTGCCCTTGGTCTTGTGGACCGGAATGGCCTCGCGGATCAGCTCACGGCGCTGGGAGTCGGCGTTGGCTGCCTCCCAGCCCTCGACCTTCCAGGCCCAACCGAGCCAGGGAAGGAAGTTGGGCGGGCAGCGCGCCGAGTCGGCAACCCCCCGGATGATTTCCGGGTCAATGCCCTGCTCGCTGGCCGCCTCCAGCGAACGCTCCAGCAACGTGGCGTTCTGCGGCAACAGGCTCACATTGCCACCTGTGTGGTCAGCGCAATGGACGTGCAGTTGGGGTAATGCCGCTTATCGCACACCACCCCGTCAGCCGGGTGGGTCAGGTCCACCTTGCTGATGCCCGTTACGTGTAACGCCGCGTAGATGGCCGAAAGCGGCAGCTGCCCCTCCAGACGCCTGGCCTCGGCAATCGCCACATCCAGACCTTGCCGGGCCGAAGCTTTGACCACTGCCGGGTCCGGCCCTGCCTCCACATGCAGGACGGCCTGCACCTTGAAGTCACTGGGTGCACCGTTCTGCACGCGCGGGCGGTCTGTAATCGGCCGCACGCTCTCAGCAGACAGCGCCGCCTGGACCGTGGCCACCAGTTGCTCCGCAGGCGTGGTGCTGGCTGTTGCCGCCAGAATGGCCAGTGACACGTCACCGGGCAGCGGACTGGCCAAGCCGGCGTCGTAGTTGCAGACCACCACCATGGCGCCATCCGGCAGCAACGCCTTGACCTCGGCGCTGACCGGCACCCCGGAAAACCGGGGGGAATCAACCGAGACATGCACCAGGTCGGCCGATGAACTCAGCGCGTGGTATTCGTAAGCCCCGCTGCTGCCGGCGACCGACAGCGCTTCCAGTGACAGCCGCGTGCGGTAGCGCAGCGCCTCGTCACCCTCCATCACCGCAGCCACAGGCGGCACCGCATCGGGGTCGGCGGCACGTATAGTCAGCCGCTCGACGCCATAGTCAGCCGCCCGGTTGTCCAGGTCAGCCCCCTTGGCGTAGGCCAGCGTGCTGGCCTTGGCGGCCGCGTTGACCCGTGCGCGCATCAGCATCTCCCGGTAGGCCATGACCTCCATCAGCTTGACCACCGGATCGGACTCCAGCAGCGCGGTCCACTGATCGCCCATATGGGCGCGGAAGATGCTCAGCACATCCTGATACAGCGTCTCAAACTCCAGGGTTTCCACCACGTCGGGCGGGGGCAGCAAAGAAAGATCGATCATGCGCTTACCTCCAGTACGGCAGCGTTGCCCAGGTACTCGCCCGTCAGCTGCAGGGTGATCTGGCCGCCGACCACTGCCGTGACCCGAACCCGCTCAAGCTTCAAGCGCGGCTCCCAACGGCCCATCGAACGCGCCACCTCCGCCTGTACGGCGCTTTTCCAGCCCTCGTTAACCGGCAGGTCGACAAAGCGCCGTAGGTTGCTGCCGTAGTCGGGCCGCATGCGCCGACTGCCCAAGGGGGTGGTCAGAATGTCCTCAATCGACTGTCGCAGGTGGTCGAGGCCCGTCAGTGGCTGGCCGGTTTGCCGGTCCAGGCCAATCATGGTTAGCCGTCCAGGCGCTGCAGGTCGGCATGGCCACCCAGGAACGCCAGCGCTTCGTCGTCGTCGCCCTGGACGGTCACGCGGTGGGCCAACACCTTGAACTCGCGCAGCTCGCCCCCCGCCTGCAGAAACAGGGAGCGCGAGGCATAGGCGCTGTCGGTGAAGGTCACGTCGGCCGGCGTGACAGGTCCCATCGCGGAGCCGGCCGCATCCGTTGCCGCGTCGTCCGCAGCGGTTTTCTTGGTCGCCATAAGGCAATGCTCCAGATACGAAAAAGCCCGCGATAGCGGGCTGTCAGTGTTTGTGGTTTGCCCGAGCCTTCCATGGTCGAGTGGAACAGGATCGCGGTGTCCAGCTTCGCGCCCATATGCTGCAGCGGGAACGCCAGCCACTTCACCAGCCAGTCCAACGCCTCGGCGTCATGGTTGCAAAGGAACGAGATCAGCCAGCGCAAGTTCTCGCACGCAGCGTCGTCGCGGGCCGGCTCAAGCGGCAAACCCTCGAATGTGTTGATGTAAATCGCCGGATCCTTGGTCATCGTCGGGTCGAACACGATGTGGTCAACGTCCACTACACGCCGATCCGGACTGTTCAGCCAGAGCTGATAGGCATCGCCCAAGGCCATCTTCACGCTGCCCTCGGGCAGACGGCGCTTCTTTTCACGATCCCAGGCCTCTTTCGTGCCGTCTATGTAGATGTAGCGGTCGAGCGGCTCCAGCTTCAGCGTGCCGCCCTTCTTGCTGGACATCTTTCGGGCCTGCTCGAGCTCTGCCACCTGCTCGGAGGCGATAAGCTTCTTGTCGGTCCGCTCCATCCACTCTTTTGCGAGCGGCTTGCCGACCAGGGCCTCGAAGCCTGTTCGCTTCATCGAACGCCCCTTGTCCAAGTCCCACACGTTGGTGGTGCATTCGACCAGGGCAAAGCGGCGCATCGCACCGTCAACGTCCAGGGTGGTACCCCCTGCCCCCCCGTTGGCCGAGGAGCCGGCCGGGCTGGGCGCCTCGACGTCCGATGGGGCGTGGGGAAGGTGATCGATATCGGCGTCGACGACGGGCTGCTGCTCGGCCGGCTCGGCTGCCGATGGGGTACGGGGAAGTTCGCCCAATGGAGGCGGTTCCGGTGGACGGGATTTCGCGTCAATGCCGAGGATCTGTGCCGCCGCTCTGGTCGCAGCCTTCTGGTCGCCATCGTGCATCAGGATGCAGAACACGTCGAACGCGTCGTTCTTGTGCCCGTTGGCCAGGGGATCAGAAGTGTGATGCGAGTAAAGTTTGCGATCTTTGATCGTCACACCTGGCAGCCCTGAGCTGCTGTGCGGGCTCAACCATTTCCCATCAATGCGCTTGTAACCATGCGCCTCGATCATCGTGGCGATGTCATGGACCCGGTTGAATTCGGGAATGACTTCAGGGAGCCGGTCACCAGATCGTGCAGCAGCTGGTGATGGCCGGGCCACGGGACGAGCTGCAGCCGCAGGTGCTGCCGCCTTCGGCTTCCAAGGGCAAACAGCCTCCCCCTTCGGTTTGAATTCGTTCCACCCCTGCCAGATGCCCAGCAGGTCAGCCGGCAACTCGGGCAGCCCCTCAGCAGTCGGCGGTGTACGCCACGTGTAGGGTTTACGAGTGCCTGGGTGAATGGATGGCGGCAAGACGTCCTGCACCAGGCCGCCCCGCA